CAAGAGGTCGATAGCCGCATTATCCTCGACCAAACGGGGGCGGAGACGCTGCTTGGCAAGGGCGACATGCTCTTTATGGACCCGGCACGCCGTGACCTCATTCGTCTTCAATCGTTCTATGTTTAAGAACGCTGAGGATTCAATACGTCGCAAGAATTGGGACTGGCGTGAGAACAGAATCAAGGTACGCAAAGGCCAAGTGTGGAAGAAGATGGATAGCGGAAATGTTGGGGTGGTTACGGGCGTTACGGATGAAATGTGCTACATGCAGCAGCCGAATAAGCGGCGTAACCACCACATAAGAAAGCGAGATTTATTCATGTTTTGGAAACAATTCTAACCATATGCTTAATCATAAAGAAGTCATTAACGTGGAAGTTTCAATCAGTACCGCCTACAGTAATGGCACTGGTCATGTCGAAGCAGAAAAGCAAGCTGAAGAAGTAGCAAATGAGCTTGCTTCTGGCCTGCTAGGCATCAAGTACGACGCATTCTCCTGTACGACGACACAGCCAGTGGTAAAATAGAAACGGGAAGCCGATTCATTCGGCTCTCGCCACATGTGATGATTATGGGGTCAGAAGCGCAACGTACAAAGGGGTCATGCACACTGTATACGGTTGCATGATGAGCATGGAAACGCATGATGACCCGAACGCAATCATCGCAGTTGGCGGGGATAAGAGGCGGGAGAATCTATGGGGTCGCTCCCCGTACATCCTGCGGAACGCCGCGCGGATACGCGCGATGCGCCCCGTTCCATGTGAGAACAAACGGCATCGAGAGGTCCTCGGCCCGTTTGTATCTCGCCGTGTGGTGATGAATGCGCTTACGTCTGATACCGACGTTCGGCAAAGGATTCCGTGGAAAGCGGATTAGCCTCTACATCATCGCTTCACGGCGGGCATAGCTCAATGGCAGAGCAACCGTACGACACAATCGTACAGTTCGTAGGCGGTTCGATTCCGTCTGTCCGCGCTAGGAGGGTCAAGTGAGGAAAAAGGTGTTTCGTCCGAGAATCCGCATCGTCAAGACGTTCAGGAAGAAGGTGCGTCGTGGGTGACAAGTACGTCTCCATCGCGCTCTGTGCGCTCCTGGTCATCCGTATCGTCTGTTTCCGCCACAAGTGGGGACGTCGATGAGGTTCCAGGTAAAGGGTCTGGGCGAGGTCGAGATTGAGGGATTGCCGCCCTGCGCGGTTCCCGCTCTCCGCCTGGTACAGGTTCACGCGCCTTATCTCTCTGTCGCCGCAATTTGTGGCGCTGAAAGGCTCATCGTCCCGCTCAAAGACGTCGATCTCGCTCCGTCTTTGTTCGCTGGGGACTTGCCGCACGCTTCTATGCGGTAAGCATGTCAACCACCGGTTGCTGAAAAAGCTCCGCGCTCTTTCAAGAGCGAAGAAAGGCACAGGTGCCAAAACCCTCAACCGTCTTCCTTTCTTGCCGAGGACTTCCAACTCGGCTCCCTTCCCCTCAGTCGAAAGACTGGGGTGAATGAACAACCTCTTGACCGTTTTGGTTGAGGGGAAGGGAAAAAACGCCCTTACTAACTCTTTTTCCATGCTTATGTCAAAACGCACGTTCAAAGTCGGAGAGTCTGCCTCATTCATTTCAAGGGTTCAGGGCCTACCACGTTTTACCGTCACAGCAAAGATCGGTGAGATTGTCAAGGGTGCCTTGAACGGTAAACCAATGAGCTGGGCGAAACTCTGGATCTCTCGCGGTTCAAAATACTACCGCCTGACGAAACAAAAGACCGTCCGTGTCGCTTTACATAATCTTTTCTAGCTATGATTCTTCCCACTGATCGCGTTGCTACCCCTCAAGAACTGGCGTTAATGTCCGCGTGTGAGCTTGAAAACGGCGCCCAAGTCATGCAGTTGCGCGCTGGGTATCTTCAAGACGTGCTGGTGCCTGAGCTTGAAAAGAAACTCGAGGAGGCCACCACCAAAGAAGCTAAAAACCTCGCGCATAACACACTCAAGCAGTGCAAAACGCAAATCGCCAACAACCTGAAAGACGCCGAAGACGATCTTAAATACGCTCGCTACATGCGAGAAAGGGCTGGCAAGCAATAGCTTGTCGGTTTCCCGTCCATCGGCAACATGGACACGCGCGTTCGCTCTTTTGTGTGTCGCCTGGCTTACGCTGGGCGGGAAGCCCTATGTCCTATCATTTCATCCTCAAAACGCCTCTTGTTTCCAAGAAAACCTCGCAAGTCATTGCTAAGAACTTTCGTACAGGCGGACGTTTCATTAAACCCAATGCTCGCGCCGTGAATAGCGAGGATGGCTTACGCATGGAGTTTTTTAGCCAAGTGCGAAGTCAGGGCCTACGCGCTCCCATCGAGGGGCGCGTTTGTGTTGGTCTGACAGTCGCTAAGGGACGTTCTGACCTGATTAACCTTGTCGAAACGATCTTTGACGCCATGCAAAAGGTGGTCGTCAAGAATGATCGGCAAATCGCTTTTTTCTCTGCCGCATATTCGGATTCTCTGCCTGACGGGGTAAGCGCCTACGTTTCGGTGTACGAAACTGGCTCATAGCGCCGGGAAAAACTGTACACATTTTCTCAAATCAAATCGTTTAGCGTATAGTAAAGGCACTAAATCATTATCTTAGTGCCTTTTATGGTACAAATCACAAAACGCTTTACGTTTGAGGCGGCTCATGAGCTCCCTTGGCATGGTGGGAAGTGCAAACATTTACACGGTCACAGCTACAAACTCGAAGTCACGCTTGAGGGCGAATTGAACCACAATGAGATTGTTGTCGATTTTGACGATCTGACGGTTATCGTTAATGAAATGGTAGTCAAACGCTACGATCATCAGTATCTAAATGACTTTTTCCGCAATCCAACGGCTGAAATGATCGCGCGCGAGATCTATCACTCGATCGCGCTCGGCATGGAGAAGAACGCCGACATTTTCAAGGGCATTTCCTTAGCCTACGTTCGCCTGTGGGAAACGGAGAAGTGCTTTGTGACCTATGGAGGCTAAACTCAAGGTAAACGAGATTTTTACCACCTTTCAGGGCGAAGGGGCGTCCATGGGGCGCAATGTGACGTTTTTGCGGCTCTCCGTGTGTAATCTTCACTGTCGTTGGTGCGATACTTGGTACACTTGGAACTTTGGCAAAGGGGATGGGGTCGAGGAGCGTTTCGGCTCAAAGACGGTCAAAATGGCCGATGAAGTGCATGAAATGACGATCGACGAAGTGGCCGAAAAGCTGCGCTCGCTTGAGCCTCGCCGTGTGGTTATTTCAGGTGGCGAGCCCATGATCCAGCAAAAGCTCTTGGTTGAGCTTATTTGCAAACTCAAAGCCTTTTCAAGGCCATTAAAAGAATGGGAGCATTGGGAGTTTGAGATCGAGACGAACGGCACTATCCCATTTATCGAACCGTCGGGCGGGTATAGCGTCTCTGGCCTCATCGACCAAATCAACTGCTCACCAAAGCTCGAATCAAGCGGCAATCCGAAGGCGCTGCGCTACAAGCCGGACGTACTGCGTTCGTATTGTGCGACGCATAAGGCTTACTTTAAGTTCGTCGTCACGGAGCCTCGGGACCTCGAGGAGGTGCGCGAGATTGTGCATGAGGTTGGAATCCCGCCAGAACGGGTTTATCTCATGCCTCAGGGTAAAACAAAGGCTGAACAAGAGCAGTTTCAAGGGGAAGTCGCCGCACTTGCCCAGCAAGAAGGGTTTAACTTTAGTCCGCGGCTTCACATTCTTGTCTATGATTCAAAACGGGGTGTCTAAAAAACCAAACCTCAAGAAACGGAGGCTTTTGCGCGTCATCACGCGCTTATTGCGTGAAATCGGGGAAGACCTCGAACGTCCGGGGCTTGAGGGAACGCCTGAGCGGGTCGCTAAGGCGTTCGCTGAGTGGTATCGGGGCTACGAAAAGCCACCTTTTGACGTAAAAGTGTTCAAAACGGGCTATAAGGGGTTGGTCGTGAGGCCCTGTGTGCCGTTCCAGTCGTTCTGTGAGCATCACATGGCGCGCTACGCGGGGACGATCAGCTTTGCCTACATCCCAAGCGGGCAGTGTATCGGCCTCTCAAAGATCATCCGCCTCATTCAACATTGGACAGCTCGCCTTTCCATTCAAGAGGACCTGACCGACATGATCGTCGAAAACTTCAAAGCAATCCTCAAAACGGACGATATTGCGATTGTCGTTTCGGCTTTCCATTCCTGCGAATCGACGCGAGGCGTTCGGGTGGCAGGCGTACCGACAGTCACATCGAGGCTCTCGGGTCGTTTCTTCACAGATGCGGCCTTGCGAGACGAGTTTTACAAGCTAATCAAGACGGAAATCCCGTCATCACATCTCTAAAACGTATGCAAAAAGCCGTGTGTATCATTTCGGGAGGCATGGATTCGACTGTTTTGCTCCATCACCTCCGCCACAAATACAAGAACGTGTTCGCCATTTCGATCAACTACGGCCAACGCCACGCCAAAGAGCTTGAATGCGCCGCCTGGCAATGCAATGAGCTTGGCGTAGAACACCACATTGTTGACCTCGCGGAAGCCTTGAACCCGCTTTTGCAGGGGTCAAGCCTCACCAGCAAGGATATCGACGTCCCGGAAGGCCATTATGCCGCCGAGAACATGAAATCGACTGTTGTACCGAACCGTAACATGATTATGCTTGCGATTGCCGCAGGCTATGGGCTTTCCCGCATCAAGGAGAACGACGGCATTTACCTTGCCTACGGGGCACACGCGGGGGATCACGACATCTACCCTGATTGCCGCCAATCGTTTACCGCAGCGTTGGGCCAGGCTCTCGCGTTGTGCGATTGGAAACAGGTCGTCTTGTATACGCCGTTTGTCCCAAAAACCAAGGCCGATTTGGTGAAACTTGGGCATGAAATGGGTGTTGACTTCGCCCATACATGGACGTGCTACAAGGGTGGAGATCAGGCATGTGGCAAGTGTGGGACGTGCGTTGAGCGCCTTGAAGCGTTTGCCAAGGCAGGAATTGAAGATCCGATTGTGTACGAAGATCGTTCTTACTGGCGCACCGTAACCAAATAATCTTATGACCACTACCGAAATCGCCGTCGAAATGTTCAACGCCTATGGCGCTCATTGCGGATGGAAGACCTTTGACGGGCGCGACATGCCACGCTGGGAAGGCGTTAACGACGCCGTCCGTTCTCACTGGGTTGCTGTTGCGGAATGGGCCGAAGAAAACCTGGCCGTGCGGGTCAAAAGCCGCCTGAACTAGTATGGAGCAAATCATTCTTTCCCTGATGGCTGGCTGTTTTTGCGGGGCATTCTTTGCCATTGTCCGCTTGCCAATCCCAGCGCCTCCCGCGCTCGCGGGTATTGCGGGGATTGTGGGCGTGTACACGGGATTTTGCATCATCAGCTATCTTCGCCGCGTATGATTCTTTATTTCGCGGCCTGTCAGGATCCGCCCGAAGGTGGGCGGGTCCTGCTCTCATTTGCTCAACCGCGACCCGTAGAGCGTTTTATTAACGCAAACCCGTCCAACAAGGGTATTTCTCGATTCAGGCGCGTTTACCGCGTGGTCACAGGGCAAGAGCATTAACATCGAGGAATATGCGGCCTTCATCAAGAAAAATCAGGCAGGCATTGAAGTCGCGGCAAATCTTGACGTGATTGATAGCCCTGATGGGACGTGGGCAAATCAACTCAAACTCGAATCGCTGGGCGTGCAGGTTTTACCCGTCATCCACATCGGCGAACCAATGAGCGTTCTCGATCGTATCCTCGCCAAATACGAGCATTTTGCCGTTGGAGGGCTTGTGCCTTATCTCAAGGTCGGGGGTGGTTCCGAGAGCAAAACAAAGGCCATTCGGTTCTTGGATAACGTGTTTTCACGCTCAAAAGGGCGTAAAATACATGGTTTTGGCGTGAATGACCCGCGTTATTGGGTGCGTTATCCCTTTTATTCCGTGGATGCGACAAGCTGGCAAAACGCCACCCGCTACGGCCAGTTATTCCGCTTTGACGGCTCTCCAATCTACAAGCGTTTTCGCATGAAGGACAAAGAGCGCATGTTTGAAATCGGAATCAAGCCAGGCGACAAAGCACAAAGCCTAAAACATAATCAAGACATGCTTATGCTCGCGGCGACCACCGTGACGGATTTGTGGCGCGAGCGGGGAGTATCATTTGATATCAAATGATAACAAATGATAACCCATTTAAAACCTACAAAGTGTTAGAATACCGCTTGTCTTAGCGATTTTATCCACCTTGTTATTACCTATGCCAAGTATCATCGACAGCCGGGTCGTTCCGCTCGCAGACGTGAAACCGAACGCTTACAACCCAAAGAAGCACTACGACTCAACCCCCGAGGGGCGCAATCAATTCGCGCGGGTGTTCAAGAGCATGAAGCAAAACCAACAAATCGAGCCTATCCTTGTGCGAGAGTTGAAGGATGGGAGTTTCGAGATTGTGAACGGGTTTCATCGCTACGAGGCCGCCAAAAAGCTCCAATGGAAGGATATTTGGATTAACAATCTAGGCAAAATTGGCTCTAAAAAGGCCAAGGCGCTTGCGATTGCGACCGAAGACGCAAAGATTCCTCTTGATCGCGTGGAGCTTGCGAAACTTGTCTCAGAGATCATGGGCGACCCGAGCATGATCGACGAGCTGATCTATACGGAAGAAGAAATCAAACAAATGCAGGAAATGCTTAAGTTTAATTGGGATGAATACCAAAGCAAGGAAGCAACCGAAGACAATAAAGAGCTTACAGGCGATGAGGATGACCAATACACGGTTGTTATTCCAAGTGATAGACTGGAATCATGGGAGCTTTTAATGAAAAAGACAGGATTTAAGAAAGATTCTGATCTTTTGATCTCACTCATGGACGATAAACTCGCTGACTATGCCTAAAATGCGACCACAGCCACCCGACCGGACGAAGAAGCCGGGGAAGATGGGGCGAAAGGGAATCCCACCGAGCGAGTGGGAGGCGGTTTTAGAAGCGCTCAAGCTCGGCCACCTCGATAAAGATGCCTGCATTCTTGGCGGTGTTTCGCGTGATTCTTTTTATGAAAAGATCAGGAATGACGCCGACTTTTCCGACAAAGTAAACAAAGCACGTCTCAAAGCCAAAGACATGTGCATCAAAATGATCCGCAAGACCGCGCTCACTCGATGGACAGCGGCTGCTTGGTGGCTTGAGCGCAAACATCGAGACGAGTTTGCAGTTAAGTACATTCAAGATGGCGAACAAAAGCATGTCCACGACTTCTCCCCAAAAGCTAAAGAGCTACTCAAGAATCTCTCGGACGAAGAAGCCTCTAACGTATGAGGAATGGGCGAATGCTTTAGCGCAGGTCCCAGTATCAGAACAAGCGGAGTGGATTAAACAATCGCTTGCGCCTAAATCGCGTCTCCACATTTTCGGGCGTTATTTCTTTCCCCATTGGATTGAGGGCAATGCCGAGGTTCCAGAGTGCCACATCGAGCTTATTGACGAATTGACCTACCCGGGCGACGGCGCGGCTATTTTCCCGCGTGGTTTCTCTAAATCGACGTGGGAGAAGATCGACACACTCCATGACGTTGTCTATGAGCTTGAGCCTGTTATCTTGCTTATTGGGGCAACCCGTGACGACGCGGCAATGCAGCTTGAAGGCATTAAATCGGAGCTTGAATCAAACGACGACCTCATTTTGGTGTACGGCAATCAGGTCCCATCAGAGAGCGACGTAGGGCGTAAGTGGACAGCGCGTCGTATTCAGACCGTCGGAGGCAAGGTGAACGTCGTCACACGCGGGCGCGCGAAGGGGCGTGGTGTGAACATTAACGGCAAACGCCCGACGAAGGTTGTTATCGACGACGCCGAAGACGATGACCAAGTGCGTAACCCAGAGCTACGCCGAAAGTTCCATGATTGGCTCTATAACGTCATTTTCCCGTCCATCGACAAGGAACGTGGGCGCGTCAAGATGATCGGTACGGTTTTGCATGAACAAGCGGAAGTTTTGGCCTTCTACAAGAAGCATGGCGGTATTTTCAGGCGTGCAATCGAAGAAGGTAAGTCAATTTGGCCTGCTCGATTCTCCGTCGAAGACCTCTACGCTATTCGAGACGGCGGCACGCTCTCTAATGGTAAAGTGGTCAAGGGTATTGGCACGCGCGCCTTTAACCGCGAGTATATGAACAATCCTACTGCTTCCGACGAAGCCAAAATCAAACAAGAATGGATTGAAAAGGGCTATTTCATCAATCCCGACTATTCGCGTCCTTACGAGGCGATCATTTACATCGACCCTCAAGCGGGCGAGTCATCGAAGGCCGACGAGTACGCGATTACCTGTCTCTACAATCAAAAGGGCGGCAGTCATCGCTATGTCATGGAGCAAGAGGCTGGCCGTTGTTCGCAACTCGATCAGGCGCGTAAGGTTGTCCAAATGTGGCAACGCCATAAGACGATTTGTCGCAGTGTAGGGGTTGAAAAGGTGCTTAACCAAACAGCCGTCTATCAGTTTTTGAAGGATTGGAAGGCGAAGAAAATCAACTTTAATACGAATGAAACGCCACCAAACGACCTGATTGACGAGAACGACCGCAATTTGCCTCTGCTTGCACATTCGCCGAACGGCAAGGACAAGGTGGCACGTCTCCAAATCTTTGAAGGTGACTTTGAACGTGGCGAAATTCATTTGCGCCGCGAGCAAGAGGAATTAGCCCATCAACTCATGTTTAATGTCGGGAAAGGCGGTGGCGATCATGACGACCGCGCCGACTCTCTTGTGGGTGCGCTTGAGCTTGCGGGCAGAAACACGGCGAAGAAGGAAGAAAAACTATCAGATCGACCTAAAACGCGATACAATGAAACCATTGCCGGAAATCTTATGTCTAAGAAGTGGTAACTTATGCCTTCAATCAAACCATCAAACGAGCCTAACGAAGCTCTCGCAGTGACCAAGAGCGACGTAGCAAAGCGCATTGGCGCGAATCTCTCTGTCATGGGTAACTCCGGTACGAAAGAGTACGGGGGTTATTTCATGGAGGAATATAATGCCGATTGGCGTGACGATCAGCGTATTACGAATGTCGAGGAAATGCGCCGCGGTGATGGCACTGTGCGCGCGGGTTTGCGTGCGATTAAATCGCCTCTCCTTGCGACTAAATGGACGATCAACACGAAGGACAACACGCCAAGAGGCGAGGAAATCCGCGCTTTTATTGAGCAAAACCTGCTTTTAGGCATGGATCGCTCTTGGAAGAAGTTTTTGCGTGAAGCCCTCGCGTATCTTGATTTTGGATTTTATTGTTTTGAGCTTATCTGGGAAAAGCGTGACGGCAAAGTGTGGTTGAAAGACCTCGCTCCGCGTATCCCATCGTCTATCGAGAAGTGGACAATCGGCACAGGTAAAGGCGCAGAGCGTGGCATTACGCAGCTTATTTTGAATGATCGCGCTGAAAAGACCACGGTTGAGATTCCCATGTGGAAGCTGCTTGTTTTGACGAACGACATGGAAGGCGACGACATCACGGGACAATCGCTTTTGCGTGCGCCGTTTAAGCACTGGAACATGAAGCAAACCCTTTACAAGATTCAGGGTATTGCTGCCGAACGCTATGGCGTGGGTGTGCCTGTCATTACCCTTGGCGAAGGTGCAGGCGAAGACGAAAAAGCCGCCGCGGAAGACTGGGGTTCATCCTTGCGCTCGAATGAGAAGGGCTATGTCGTTTTGTTTAATGACACTTGGAAGGTCGAAATCCTCACGCCAACGGGCAACCCTCAAGGCGAAGCGATTATCTCCGCGATTGACCACCACGATCATGCGATTCTCCATGCGCTCTTGGTGTCTTTTCTCATGCTCGGCTCGGGTTCGGGTGGTGGTTCGTATGCCCTCTCGACCAACCTCATCACGTTCTTCTTTAAGTGCGTTGAGGACATGGGTAACTACTTCACGGAGGAAATGAACAAACAGGTCATCAAGCAGATGGTTGACCTCAATTTCGGCGAACAAGAGATTTATCCTGAGTTGAAGTTTACGCCACTCGGTGACATGGATACGGTCGAAATGTCGAACACGCTCAAAACCCTTTCTGACGCTGGCCTGATTCACGTTGACGCAGACTTGATTAAATACGTTCATGACACCTTCAAATTGCCTGAAATTCCTCAAGAAACGCTCGATCAGATGAAAGAGGAGGAATTAGCCCGCGAGGCAGATTTGCTTGACCCTCAAGGCAATCAAACGCAGGACCCGAACGCAGACCCGAATAAACCTACCCAAGAAGGCGACAAATCTACTCAAGACCCAGCGGCAGAGGAGCCAGCGCCTCAAGAATAGCTATGAAAAAAGAGCTAACGAAACGCGACATCGAGCAAGGCGTCCGTGACGCGGTGCTTAGCGCGTTAAAACCAAAGCCTACCCAACCAAAGGCCTTAAATCTCTCTCCCGAGGCTCGCAAGCGTCGGGTTGAGGCCGTTCGTGCGCGTCTCAAATCATTGCTTGCCTCGACGAATGACCCGGCACGCAAAGAGCGCGTCATGAACAAGCTCAAACGCATGGATAAGGTAAAGCTCTCGATTCATGAGGAGATCGTGCATACGCACGCGAAGACCGAATGTTGTCGCCTCTCTGAGATCAAATACAAACCATTTCGCAATCTCACAGAACAGGAAATGCGTGTCGATTACGCTCGTTTGAATGAGGAATACAACGATTTGCAGACTGATCTCGAGGACGATTTGTCCACCGCGACACGCGAGGAGATCGAGCGCGCCCTACAAAACGCCAAGAACAAGATCGACGCGGGCGATATTGCGGGCATTGCAGCTATCACATTCCTTTTTCGTGAAGTCGTGCGGGAAGCAATGAAACGGAATATCAGGGCGTCTTATGACGCGGGTAAATTCCTGACGGCTGACGAAATTGGCGTCGAGCGTCCATCAACGCCCTTGCAGGATACCCAGCTCATGAACATGGACAGCGACGATATCAGCGAGGCGTATGCGTCAAACCTTGAAAACACGATGAAGTCGTCCTTGCGTGACGGGATTCAGAAAGGCGCGGCGACGGTGGCAGTCCTCGCGTTTGCCAAAGAAGTCGTCACAGACGAAGCCGCGAAGAACATCACGAATATCTCAGGAACAACCGTCGGGCAGTACATCAACCAAGGTCGAAACATGGTTTTACATCAAAACATTGAGAAAATCGTGGCTTTTCAACGCTCGGAGATTCTCGATGGTCGAACGTGTGCCATGTGTCTTGCTCTCGATGAGCTGGTTGTTTCTCCAAGCGATCCAATGGCACGCATGACGATTGTGCATACGCATTGCCGCGGCCAGTGGGTCCCGATTCTCGCCGTCGATGAAGTGCAACCAGACGTGACGGGGATTCCTGCCACCATCTCAAACAAGTTCGATAAGGTTGACGGTGTTCCGGTCACTAACATGTTCAAACAGATCAAAAAGCCAGTGAACGAACAAAGCAAAGAGGTTAACGAGACGATTAAGAAGAAGCTCAAATCGTAAATGTGGTAAGATAACATCGCTAACTATTCATTTCTTTTTCTATGGCAAAGAAAGCGCAGGCCTCAACCAAGGCCGCCAATAAGCCAGCCGCTCGCGCTGGTAAAGTCGGAACTCACAACGTGAGTGGTGACGTGACGACCGAAGTCTTGAGCAACCTCAAACACAATGGGGTTTTATACAAGACGGGAAGTCATGTTACACTTGATCCAAAGACGTACAGCGACCTTCTCGCTAAAGGTGTTGTCTCTCCCGCCTCTGATACCGCAGTCGAAAGCTCCGGTGATCTGACGCAAAAGGAAGACGACACTAACAGCGAAAACACTAACACGACTGAAGACCAAAAAGGCGGCGACGCCGATAAGGTTGACGGTGGTGAAGGTGAAGGCGCAGACAGTGAGGACGAAGATGAGGACGAAGAATAAACCCTATGAAAAAGCCTGTTAAAACCGACTCAAAGTCGTTTGTCTCTTTAAGTGAAGTTGTCCTCAAGGAAAACTCCACCGAAAGCACAATCGAAGTTTTGCGCGAGGGCGTTATCCGCGACCGTGATTTGCGTATCACGCGAGACATGCTCAACGATTACGTCGCCCACTACATGCAAGGCGTCTATGGCTCGGATTTGCAGGTGAATCTAGGGCATTTCCGCGAAGGTGAAGCCGCAGGATGGTTTAAGGCCATGAACGTACAAGTTGACGATAATGGCGTTGGTCATCTGATGGCGACAATCGACTGGACAGAGCTTGGCGTGGATAAAATCACGAAGAAGCTCTACAAGTACGTCTCAGCCGAATTTGCCTTTGAATACCCTCACGCACAGACGGGCGAATACATCCCCAATGTATTCATGGGAGCTGGTTTAACCAACATCCCGGCCATGAAGAATCAAAAGGCTTTGGCCTTGAGCGAAATCGTGGCGTTTAATTCAAAAGATCAATCTATTGCTATGTTCAAGTCTCTCCTCGAGAACATGAAAGGCCGCAAGAGCTTGTCCGCTGAGGACGTGTCTTTCTTGCGCGCTCAACTCTCCGAACAGAGCGCCGAAGAGCAAGAAGCTCACAAGGCCGAAGTCGATGAAGTTGAAAAGAAGCAAAAAGAGCAAGCCGAAGCCGAAGCGAAAGCCGCGGAAGAAGCTAAAAAGGCCGAAGAAGCCAAGCTCAATGATGCCAAGAAAGGCACTGTCTCCTTGGCCGAACACCTTGCTTTGAAGGAACAAGTCGAACGTCAAACCTTATCCGAAACCGTGGCTAAGAGCCTCACGCTCTCCGCAGAACATGAGATCGGATTCCGTGACGAGTCGAAGGGCGAAGTCGTTGACTTCATGCTCAGCTTGAGCCCTGACCAACGCACGAAGTTCACAGCCCTCATGGGCAAGATTGCTGCCGTTAAATTCGGTGCAATCGGTTCCGATAAATCCACTAAGTCAACCTCTATGGAAAACCTTAGCGAAGACCAAAAGCAAGCCAGGATCGTCGAAATGTCCGAGAAGCTCATGAAGGAGCAAAAACTCGACATCCGCGACGCCCAAAAGCAGGCTTACAAGGAAGTCTACGGTACGCAATCTAACTAACCCTTTTTCCCCTTTATATGGCGAAAAACCAAAGCACCACGACGGAAGCTGGCGCGATTGACATGTCGTTTCCTACGCTTGCCAATCTCTCTGCCAAGCAATACCGCTTCGTGAAGCGCGACGCCACGACCGGCAACATTGTTGCTTGTGGCGCGAATGAACAACCTCTCGGCATTTTGCAGAACGCTCCAAACGGTTCATCCCGTGAAGACGTGGCAATCGTCCGCCTTGCAGGTGTGTCTAAACTCAAACTCGCTGGCACTGTCACTCCTTCCGCTTGGATTAACAGTGATACGAATGGCGAAGGTTTGGCGAACACGACCAATAACCGCCCTTCTGGCGCTATGGCCTTGTCCGATGGTACGTCTGCCGACTTAATTGCGGTGTTGGTTGTGCCTTCCGTCATGGGAGCCTAACCTTTAACTCAACTCACTAGATTCTCTTTATGAATCCAGCTCTCGGGAGCATGAAGGTCGATAAGATCCTCTCTCAGTTCTCCCAAATGTACCGCAATGAGAACTACATTGCGGAGAAAATCCTGCCTTTCTTGGCAGTGAAAGAGAAGACGGGTAAATTCGCCAAATACGGCAAGGAAAACTTGCGCGCGTACAAGGGCGAAATCTTCCGCGCTCCGGGCACTCGCGCCCACACGGTGGACTACTCCGTCTCTCAAGGTGATTACATCTGTAAGGAACGCTCGGTAGAAAAACCAATCCCTTGGGAGTTCTACAAGAACTACGATGATCCATATGATCCTCGCCGCGACGCGACCGAAGTCATCATGGACAACATCTGGGTTAACCAAGAACTCGCTTTGTCCGAAGCCTTGAGCGATACGGCCGTTATCACGCAAAACGTGACTCTCTCCGGTACCGACCAATGGACGGACAAGGTAAACTCTGACCCAATGGACGATATTCGCACCGCTATTGCGACTGTGAAGGCCGCGACGGGCAAGCGTCCAAACACGATGGCTATTGGTGAAAAAGCGTTTGACGCTTTGAAAGACCATCCTGACATTCGTGAACAACTCAAGTACACGAATGGTGGTCAACCTTCCGACGAACAACTCACGACCTTCCTCAAATCCTTCTTCAAACTTGCCAACATCTATGTTGGTGACGCCGTGTATAACAGCGCTGATGAAGGACAAACCGATTCTCTCGGTGAAATCTGGGCGGGTAACGTGTGGTTGTTCTTCCAGACGGCACGCCCAAGTCTCATGATGGCGACCTTTGGCATGACGCTCTCTGACGAACCTCGTCAAGTCGACATGTACCCTGAAATCAGCCACGTCCGCGACGTTGTTCGTGTTCGTTACTCCTACGATCAGAACATCTTTGACGCCGCCTTGTGTTACTTGATTAAGACCGCCGTAGCCTAAACTGTATGAATCCTTCTTTTTTCAAGAGGGGGCTTTCATACTTTGCGGCTATCGTGATTGGTGGAGCAGCGACGTTTGCAGGTACCGCGACCTTCACAGCGCAAAACGCTGGTGTCGTTCAATCGGTGTCTCAAGCGTTCACTTCCTCAGCGTCGTCTCAAGCCTTGTGTTCCATTCAGAACACGTCCGGCTATACGCGCACGCTCGATAGCGTTGACCTCCTGTATGCAACCTCGACCTTAACGTCGGGAAGCGTGCGCTTGCACGTTTCGGTTGCAAACACTGGGGCGACTACGGGTACGCCTCTCCTCTACGACAACACGGTTTCGGTCCCAGTTTCGCCAGCGATCACGACCACCTCCACTTTGTTCACGGCTAAAACAGCCGTCTCAAACGGGCAGTACGTTAACTTCATGATCGCCTCGCCTACCTCGACTCTCTCCGGCCGTTGTCAAGCAACCTGGCATAACTAGCCAGTGGATTGCCTCGACTGCTCTCCTCGTAGGGCAGTCGGGACGCTTCCACTCGGAACGCCTAAACACTCACTTTATCACTATGCCTAAGCGCAAAATCTATAATCGCCAGTTCCGCGCCAACTCTGGGAAACTGGTTTGTATGAACGCAAAAGCCACGACTGGCGTTGGCACACCGTTTGACGTGTCGCAGTACCGTCATATCTCCGTCGTTATTGCGGGGGCGTCTTCTCCGAGTTTGACGATTAAACCTCAAGCATCATTCCTTGACGTTGACGACCCAAACCTCAATTTCGGAGCCGCTCAAAGCGTCACGAATCCGTGGGATTACGTTGGCATGTACGACCTCGAGGATGGTTCGTTTATCGACGGCGATACTGGTATCGCTTTCTCGGGTGCGGCAGACGTTCGCCAATTCATCATCAATACCGATGGCATCCAGACCCTCAATTTGAACGTGACGGCTATTTCAGGCGGTAACGTCAGTGTCTTCATTTACGGCAGCGACAGCCAATAAAATCTAGCTTATGGCCTTCAATCCTCCCGGCAATGTCCTAACAACTATCATTGTGACGGCGCTCGCCTCAGTGGGGTTGCTTTTGAGTACCTCGACGATCAAAGTATCGACCTTTAACAGCACGATTACCGAGTACGTCAATCCTTCCACGGGAACCGATAATAGCAACTGCCAAACGCAAGCCTCGCCTTGTCAGACGATCAATTACGCCATTCAGCAAGGTACAAACGCGATTCAGCCTGGCGTCGTCAAGATCATGCTCGCGGATGGGACCTATCCCGAAAATGTGGTCGGTTTTGACCTCATGGGCGCCTCAAGCACGCCCTCGACTGCGGTAACGTCGATTCCTTATGGTAACTCCCGCGTTGAAATCATTGGAAACACGACCAATCCAGATAACGTCATCATTCAAGGCTCTAGCGGTAAATTAGGGGTGTTTTCGATGGAAAACTTGGATACCACCTATGTCCTAAATGGTATGCGCCTCGTGGGTACGGGGGGAGCGTCAGAGAGCGCCGTTTATGCGGCAGGCAAGGGCGCTCAGGTCATCGTCAACAATATCAATACCTCAAGCACAGGCCGCATTATCACGCTCGGATTTGGAGCGGTGGCCTACTACGATAACGGTACTGCGGGGGCAAAACACAATTTCAGTGGATTTGGGATGGTCATTGGGCGCGATTCGACCATGTATCTCAACAAGGGGATTAGCGCGACCTCTACCGTTACGGGAGCAAATCTCATGTTCTCGGTCAGCGATTTTGGTCAACTCATCACGGGAACGACTAACCAAACGTATAACTTCTATTCTCCCGATTGTACGGGCGGCGGCGGATTCATCCAGCCATCAGGCTTAGGTGCTAAGGTCAAGGCATTCAGCAATGGAGACGTGGTTAATTTCAACTGTGGAGCGGGTGGAGTATCGGCGTTTCGTCCGATCAGTGGGGCAGACGTTCAAATCATTGGCAGCCCAACGATTAACGTCTCCTCTACGGCCTCCTTTGCAATGGCGGATATCGACGCAGCAAGCAGGCTTTACTCTATCGGTACTCCAACGTGGAATGTCGTCGGTTCTACGCCTCGAGGGATTCGTCTCTATCAAGGCGCAATGTCGCTTGAGCCTACCAACTACGGCGGAGCCACGGTCACTTATGCCGAGTTCGATACCGATTACAATTACGGCTTTGATGACCGCTATTTGCGGCAAGAGAACATCGAATGCGACGGAACGGTTACACCTGCTCTCACAACGGGCGCGCAAACGATCAATAAGCCTTGTGGTTCGGTGAATATCGCGGGCGGGCAAACCTCAATCGTCGTCACAAGCACGCTCGTCACGACTAACTCGATCATTCAGGCTATCCCCGCCACAAATGATCTAACATGTACGGCGCTTAAAGCGGTTCCGAGCTCTGGATTCTTCACTATGTATTGCAATGCAACGGCCACCGCAGAAACAAGTCTTCGATTCATGGTATTTAATCCTAACTAAACTTTAATCTCCTCTCGTCTTAGCGCTTATATGAGCGACTAAGCAGTGAAGGATTTACTATGGGTTTTCGACCTCCTGGTAGTGGAAGCGGAGTGTTTACCACTATCATTGCTACGATTGGAACCATCGCGTCCCTCGTAGTCGGTTCTATTGCGACAAATGGACAGACGACCTTAAATGCCGCGGGTATCTATGGCATTTAGCCCGCCAGGGCATCCACCTACTTCTTGGGAATTGCAAGCAAACTGGTATATCGACCCAGTGAACGGTAACGATTCCAACCAAGGGGCGAGCTTGTCCGACCCGATCAAAACATTCGCAGAAGTCAAAAAACGTGTGCCTGAGGGCAGGTTTCAGCAAACGGTCACGTTCTACATTCTCAATGATATTCCAGATACCGACCCAGTGAACATCATTGCGTGGCAGATGAAGCAACGGCCGGGGTGTAGGATTTACGGAGTTCGTCAACTCGTTACTACGGGTACGATGACGGCCTACTCCGCGCGCGTGCCTGCGAGCAACTTGCCAAACCGCTTGACTGATTCATCGGTGGCGGATTGGACACCGTATCTCAACAACCTACTTGTTCCAACATCAGGAAGTGCGAACGCTTACCCCTGTTGGATTGCGAAAGACCTAGGCTCAAACCAAGCAATGGTTACATCGTTCTATGCGCGCTCATTGGGCGAGCAACAACCGACGACGGGGAACACGTACTCGATTTATCGCCTGCCAAAGATTGCCTCATTAAACATCTTCTCGAGTGGTGGTTTTATCCAGATTCAAGACATTGACCTCCGCACGACTGGTATTGCCTTATCAGGCTTTTATGCGGGTTCCGTTGGTGGCATCAATCTTTACTACTGCCTCACGCCTCAAACGATGGTCACAGGCAACATCTTCCGCAAATACAACTGTCTTGAGCTGAATAACTCCGTTGTCTCTGGCGGATTCTCCATGCTCTTTGCTGGGCTTGTGCGGGACCCGAGTGCGCCGAATATCGAAATTGAATCAGGCTCACAAATGCAAATAAGTGATGGCACGATCTTCCTCGGCATGCGAATCGAGCCAATTAACGCGGGATTTGTGCGTATTTACGACGCGGGAGTGTTTGATAGTCCGAGCGAAGGCTTTGACCTTCACGGGTTTGGACTCTTGCGTGCAGAAACGCTTTGGGGTTCAGGCAATGCGGGCGCGTTCATCTATACAGCGGGAAGCGGTAAGGTTTGCTACAATGGACATATCACCGGAACGGGATCGTCGCCCGGTGTCAATGATCTTGTGCTGAATGGCGTCTCCTATTCATGGTCAGACGTTAACTTAGCGGGATTCATTGCCTCACCTGACGGCCAAGCGTCAATCGGTCCCATCTAAAACGCAAAAGCTCAATCATTTAGCTCTCAGTATGCAAATCACTCCTTTCATCATTGCGATCGGTACGATCGTTCCTCCCGTTGTCGAGAAAATCAAAGACAGCGACTTGTTTCCATGGATTACCGCGGAAGATAAAACACGCCTTGTGGCTGTATCTGCTGTGTTAAGCTCTCTCGCTGCCGTTGTTGCTGGTTTGGGTACAGGCGCGATTGAAACAAATTCTTGGGTGGGTTTGGTTGAGGCGTTAGTCAATGCCCTTGCTGCCTTTGGCCTTGCGGAATTGGCTTATCGCCACATCTTCAAACGCTTTCAGGTGCCTGCTGTGAAACCTGAACAGCCAGTAGACGAACAAACGACCTAGGCTATGGATTCCTTAGAGCGTCGCCTCGTTGAGCATATCGCCTCCGATGAGGCGGCGCTTTCGAGAATTGATAAAAACATCGAAAGAATCGTCAACCGTCTCGATAAGTTCGAGAACAATCATTTTGCGCACATTGAGCCTGACATTCGTGAGCTTAAAGGTTTTGCCCTCCGTATGGAGAAGATGGTCGAGGGCATGATCTCGCAATTACGCGATGGCGTGCGTGAATATCATGAGTTTCGTATCGCGCAAGCGGCTAAGAACAGTGAGCTTGAGCAGAAAATCGAAACGAATAACGTCAAAGAATCCAGCAATTCGAGCTGGTTGCGTGACTTGGTGATGCTCTTGATTGCGGCACTCGCGGGCGGGGCGATTGGTTTTTTCTTTTCGAAATGATCGGGTCGTTTGTGGTACAGTACGACTATGAGGGGCCTAACCCTCACAAAACGTATTTGTATGCAAGAAGTAAAGAAGTCAGTCATCACGACTGATATGGTGGAATTGTTCGCTCGCTTCCATGAAATCTCTCTCGAGGATGGCTCGCAATATCCGGGCGTCATGGGAACCTTAAAGGCATGGGAAGCAGGTCATGGCGAGTTAATTGCCCATTTGACTGATGCTCCATCCTTGCGTGAAGTGTTCAAGCCATTGCGTGACGCTTATTTTACCGCGCAAAATCAGCCAATTCCTGCCTACTCGAACGTCGAAGACCCAGCGTTTTTGACCGCGTAGCGATTGGTTTCCGTGTCTCTCATGCAGGGACGCGGGCGCATTATCACTATCTATATGCCGAAAATGCTTTATCTCTCTCAGCGTGCTGCCGCATGGCGCAATGTGAAGATTGGAAATACCAACCTTACAATCGGTGATTGGGGTTGTTTGTTGACATGTATTTCAATGCTTTCGAGCTTTCTCGGTTGCTACATCTCGCCTGATCGTCTCGCTCGCACGCCTGGCCTTTTTAATGCGCGTGGCGAGTTGCTTTGGGGTGAGCTTGATCGTGTGTTTAAGGGCAAGCTGAAATTCCAATGGCGTCATTATGGCCGCGATAACGTGCGTATCATGGCCTCGATCAACGGCTCGCCTATCACTGTGTGCGTCTTGCAGGTCAATAACGGCAAGCATTGGGTGGTAGCGACCTCAGTTCTCGCTCAAGGCTTTGATTACATGTGCGCTGACCCAATCGACGGCATGAAACGCTCAGTTTTGTCTCGCTACCCTAACATCACTGGCTCCGGCCATTTAATCGGCGCGTAGTATGGCTTATACCACTATCCAAGCCGTTCGTGACGCAACAGGGATGCAGAACAGCACCAAAATCCCTGACGCTTACATTAGCCTCAAAATCGACTACGGAACGGGAATCATTAACAGCGCTGTCGCTCGTCGCTACACGCTTCCGATTACACATGACATGCTCTCCTTTCTCAATTTGGAGATTGCGGTCGCGCTTTTGTTCATGGATCAGTACGGGGAAAACTCCGAAGATACAGACAAAGGCTGGGAACGTCGTTTGAAGTTCCTCATGGGGGAGCTTGAGAAAATCGCCACGGGTGAGGTGCAGTTACGGGACCCATCCACGGGCGCCGAATTGCCTCGCACAGCCCTTGGTCAGCCGTCCTTCTATCCGAACGCGGCGAGTTCTGACCCTTCCGCTCCTGATAGCACACAGCCAAAGTTCAGGATGAACAAAGTCTATTAGCCTATGCAGTTCTCGGTGAAGATCAACGACGATAAAGTGAGGCGAAAGCTGGGAAGTATCGCGTCGGGAGTCCGAGACTTCTCGAAACCGCTAGATAATGCCTCCGACAAACTCCTCATCTTTTTTGGTGAGGACGTTTTTGAAACTCAAGGCAGAGCAATCAACAAAAGCTGGCGCGCCCTTGCAGAATCAACCCTCCGCGCTCGATCACGTCGTACAGGGTATTACGCACAGCCACCTATCGAGACAAACAAAAAGCTCGTCTGGACGGGAAGGCTCAAAAAGGGCTTTGAGAAAGAAGTCTCGAAGCTCAAGGCGATTATCTCGAACAGCGTCAAGTATTTTCGCTATAATCAAGATACGCGCCCAATGTTGGCCGTGACGGACAAGGTGACGGCCATTGTTCGCAAGGAATTTAATAACTTTATTCGACGACTTCTATGATGGATGAAGCTCTAATCGAGGTGCGGGATCTGCTCGAAACCGCCCTCGGTGTGAAAGTAAAGACCTGCTATGCGGGTCGCGTTGGTATTCCCGCAAAAAACTATCTGCCCGCGGTGATTGTTCAAGAGGTTGCAACCTCAATCGAGCGTCAATCGACCGCGTGCGACATGTATCGCCATTCGATTAACATTTTGGTTGTCCTCGACATGGTGAAAGACTTTGATATTACAGGCATCGACGACAATATCGTTGATACCCACCAAAGCCTCCGCAAGATCATGGAAGAAGCCGACACGGACGGCGCTCCGAAGACAGACACGGTTTTAGGCGCTCTCATGAAGCAATCGAATATCCGCGGTACGAATTACGTCTACAACATCAACGGAGCGATCAACTATCTGCCTGCCTTTCCCGGCCAAGATCGCTTTTTTTACATCGCTGCCGAGTTATCGCTCGATCTCATTTCGCAAATGGTCGTCCGTAAACAATAAGTGCTATACTGAACGCATATGATGATTAAAACCCTCATGGAGGTCGTCGTTCCGGGACTTCCTAAGTTCAACGCCGATGCCGTTTACATGGTGGAGGACGCTACCGGACAGCGCCTCATTGAGCGGTCACAAGCGATTGCTCATAAGCCTATCGAGGTCGAGCAAATGCAAGAGCAGGAGCAAGAAGAACGCAAACCTAAACCACGCACCAAATAACTATGTATTCTCGCTTAACCTATTTCGGTATTAAGGCCGAAACCTCCGAAAACGTCGCCGTCAAGCCTGACGTGTTTTTGGGTATTACGGGCTTGGACGTTGTTACCGATTACCTGACTAACCCATCCTCTCCAATTTACATGGACAGGAACACCAAGATTAACCCTGTTAAAGGTCCCATCGACGCGCCGAACGGCTCTGTCACGGTTCAAATCGAGCCAAAAGGCTTTGGGTATTTCCTCAAGGCCGTGTTTGGAGCCGTCACGTCTGGTCGTTATTTTGCCATTTCAGGCGTTACAGGTACGTTCCAAGTTGGTGAAACCATCACGGGTGGCACCTCGAGTGCTACCGCAACTGTTCTCGCCATCTCCGAAGAAGGCGACTACCTGATTATGGGCTCGCCAACAGGTACGTTTACCGCCGCAGGTGAAGCAATCACAGGCGGTACCTCGGGCGCGACGGCAACCTTGGGCGTCAATGCAGGCACGGTTTACGGCCATGTCTTCAAAGCACCTCAAAACAGCCTCCCAACCTTCACGGTGGAAGTTGGCTATGAAAACGAAGCCTATCGCTTTACGGGCGTTCGCTTCCCATCCTTCAACTCGATCAATCAAGAAGACAACATCATTACGGCAGAAATCGCTTTGTTTGCTCGTGCTGAGTACAAGTTTGCTCGTGTGACGGCTGCCGTCACGTCGGGATCTGGTTCTAAAACCATTCCTCTCGATCAAACGCAGGGCTTGGTCACGTCTGACTCGATCAAGGTTTATCGTCCTGGAACGGGTTATCTCGACTTCTCGGCCTCGAGTGTCAAGACGCACTCAATCGGTTCCATTTCCGCGGATACCTCGATCACGGTCACAAACCTTCAAACATCATTGCAGGCTGGCGATATTCTCGTTTTGGCACCTCAAACGCCTTCCTACTCGACGGGCAAAGAGCTTTCGTGGATTGGTGGTTCTATCGCCCGCATTGCAGATTCCATTACCTCGGTTTTGTCCGGATCTGGATCCTGTTTTGAGGAGTTCGAGCTAGTCATCACAAACGAAATGGAAGCCCGTCACGGTGCAAATGCAACGTCTCTGACGGGACGTTTCCCTTGCGGCAATTACCTTAAAGGATTTATGGGCAATGGTACGCTTAACCGCGCATACACAAACCCATCTTTCCTTGATCGTTTACGCAACGCGACCAAGACGGCCTTGCAGGTCTACCACGTCGGCGATCAGATCGGCGCGACGGGTGTTTACTACAAGCTCGATTGGCGTATGCCAAACTGTATCTTCCAATCTTGGCAACCAACGATTGAAGATGACGCCTTGCTCGATGAAGAAATGCCGTTTGACNNCGGCAAAAGCATTGCTCGTGACTGACGTAACCACCTACTAATCATTCTTAAAACGCATATGGAAAAAACAACGCCGGGCGGTAAGACGCTCGTACTCAAAGATCAATTGCTCGCTCGTGACTTCCGCGATTTGCGCCTGTTTCAAGAGCGTTCGTTCAATATGACTCTCGACATTGTGACGAACAAGCCGAGCGTCAACAGCATTAACCTTGGCGACGTAATGGCCGCTAAGGAGGAGCTGGTTATCAGGCTTGCCGTCGTTTCCTACGATGGCTCGCCAGATGATCTTGTTAATCGCCTTTTGAACGGCAGCGCACAAGAATATGAGTTTGTTCTTGCTGAAGCTGAGAAACTGACAACTCTCCCAAAAGCGCAGGTGTAGCTACGAAGTGGCGTAGTTACTTCTCGCGCGGGCGGGCACGCCTGACGGACGACATGCTCGCGGCGTTAATCTGCCGTGAGTATGGCTGGACGCATGATGAGTTCTGGTCACAGCCGCAAACATTCATTGAGACGATCATGGAAATGCTCAATGCCGAGGCTGAGGCACAGAACAAGAAACAAGAGAAAAAACCACCAAATCGACGCTAACTTATGGCAACCGACAACTATAAAATCGTCATTGACGTAGATAGCAAGGACGCAGAAAAAAACGTCTCCAAGATGGAAGGCGTTTTTGGTGGTTTGAAGAAGGCGGGGCTTGCGCTAGGCGCTGGCCTCGCCGCGGCTGGTGTCGCGGGCATTGCGCTCGGTAAACAAATGCTCGACGCTGCCGCTGATATGGAAAGCACCAAGATCGGGTTTACAACCCTCTTGGGCAGTGCGGAAAAAGCAGGCGATTTTCTTAAGGAATTGCAACATTTCGGGGCTACTACGCCGTTTGAGTTTAATGGTCTTGTTTCCTCGTCGCAGCAGCTTTTGAACATGGGCTTTAAGGCCAAAGAGGTTATTCCACTTTTAACGCGCGTCGGTGATGCCGTAGCCGCGGCAGGTGGTGACCCTGTAAAGATGGAATCGACCATCCGCGCGCTGACGCAAATCCAAGCCAAGGGCAAACTTTCCGCAGAAGAAATGATGCAGCTCGCCGAAGCTGGTACGTTCTCTTGGAATGCACTTGCGACGACGCTTGGCGTCACAACTGCCGAAGCAATGAAAATGGCCTCTCAAGGGCGTATTTCCTCCCAACAAGCGATTGACGCTTTCATGTCAAATTCCGAGGAACGCTTTGGTGGCCTCATGAGCAAACAAAGTGAGTCGTTTTCGGGGCTCATGTCCAACCTTCAAGACGCTTGGGATGGCTTCTTACGCTCTCAAGGCGCCGTTTTGCTTGAGTGGGCTAAGGAGTTTGTGAAATGGTTGACCGTCATTGTAACCGACTGGCTTCCGAAGGTTGTCGATGGAATCGGCAAGTTTATTGACCAAGTTAAAGCCGCATTGCCGGAGCTTGGAACGATGGGCGAGACGGCCGTGTCCGTGAAAGACAAGGCTCTCGCTATGGCCGCCGCGTTCGAGAAGAACACGGGGCTTGGCGCACAGCTCAAACAAATCTTTGCTGATTTGTGGGCGCGTATTCAAACGAGCCTTGTGCCTGCCTTTGAAAAGCTCTGGGTTGCTATGCAGCCCCTCATGCCGTATTTTGAGGCACTGGGTAAACTGCTCGCCGCGTCGTTTATTTTGACGCTCAAGATTCTCCTCGAGGTGTTGGCCGCGATTGCGGGTTGGTTAATCGAGATCGTCGCAAAGATCATCGAGTTCTCGGCGGAAGTGTTGAACAGCATGAAGCCCGCCATTGAGTTGATTACCGCAGTCTTCCAAAAACTCGGCGACATTATCATGTGGGTGGTTGAGAAGTTCAACGCCATGAAAGAAGCGGCTCTCGCTGCTTTGGCCGCCGCGAGAAGTGCGGTTGCGTCTGTCCCGGGCGTGGGCGCGCTCGTGGGCGGGAATCGCGCGGATGGGGGGCCTGTTTCCTCGGGAACGCCTTACATTGTCGGTGAACGTGGCCCTGAAATGTTCGTACCGCGTTCCTCGGGTACGATTGTTCCAAATAACGAGATGGGCGGGCGTGTGTCGATCATGGAAGGCGCAAACATCAGCGTCCGCAATGATAGCGACATTCAGTCAATCGCTAATGCCGTTGCGTCTCAACTTGCCCGCACGCTTGAGGCTCAACGCTCTGGCCTTGCCACGGCCTCTTAATCTATGCCTGACGACTTTCGCCTCGATATTGAACGGCTCGACATGCTCCCACTCGATGGGGAGCCTGAGACGCCGCCTGTACCAACCGATGAGATTTGGTACAACTATTTTGGTTTGCTCAATGAGAACATTTGTACGCAGTTCGTAAAGATTTCCGCGCCTGACCTTGAACATACGCAGCGTGGTTATCCTCGTGCAAATGGCCTCTACGCCGAGACGGCACAATGGCGAAATAACCATATTAAAATCGCTGGCACCATTCAGGCGGCAGATCGTGCAGCCCTTGAGACGCTCATGGATACGATGAAGCTCGCACTTTCAAAGTTCGGCGCGACCATGCGTATTTCTTGGGCGGGTGTCACTCGTTATTACGATGATTGCTATCCAGTAAACATTAACGCGATCTTTGACGGGCGCGATCACTACCATATCGACTGGTGTCCGTTTGAGATCGAGTTTGTGTCTCAACAGCCATTCGCGCGGGCGGGAGATAGGACGATTCTCGATGCTCCCTACGCTATTACAACGTCCCCTACGGTGTTCGTCATCAATAACGCGGGAACAGCCACGACGGATCCAATCATCACCCTCACGGTCGTTACAGCGGGGACGCTTTCCTCTCTCACCATTACCAACGGCGCAAACGACGATACCATCACGATTGCGGATTCTTTCAGCGATGGTGATATAATCGAGATCAACGGGGAGGAAAAGACCGTCAAGATCAACTCCGTCGAATCCGACTATACGGGGGTTATTCCTCGCGCGATTGCGGGAAACAACTCACTCAGCGTAGCGATGGTCGGCGCCGGATACTCCATTTCATTCAGCGAACAACATTACGCCCGTTACCTATAACCTATGCAATTCACCCCCATTAAACAGCTCGACCGCTTCCGTGGCGTGTTGTCCGCTCAGCTCCTCTCGTCCCAAACGACGGGCACGTTTCAAATCAACAACACAACCGCGCTCGGCTCTCAGCTCGTCACGATGGCGGCTGGTTACTACGCGCGCGTGACGATTGAGGATGAGCATATTTTGCTCTCTGCCTTTTCAGTCTCCGGATCGACCGTGACCTGTACGATTGCGTCCGGCGGACGTGGATACAATGGGACGACGGCGGCTACCCATGCGAGTGACACGACGGTCGAATGTCGTTGGGGAAAGAGTGACGTGGACAACATGAACAATCATCTCGCGCGTTTTGACGACGACGGGATGATAATCCCTTGGGGCGTTGGTGGCGTTGTGCCAACTATCACGGACGCGAATACCCTATCTTTTGCTTCCGTGGACTATACAGCCTACCTTCCTGTCGGGATGGTGATTCTCTATAAAGTCGTAAGTACGTGGTATCGCGCAACCGTTACGTCTTCCTCTTTTTCCACGAATACGACGGTTGAAATTACAGGCGACGGCCTTGTTGGCTCTGGAACGATATTGAGTTTCGGAGTCGAGATGTCACGCTCAGTTAGAGCGAATAAGGTCTATGATCTACTCAAACAATGTACTGCTGCCCCTGCTGAAAACCCACCATCTGGGTATGCTTGGTTTTATCTTGAATCCGGGTCTTTTAAGATGAAGGATAGTACGGGTACGGTGAGCACGTTTTTAACGGATTTAAGCACTCTGGTCACTCCAACGGGAGCGATGGTTCAGTGGCTTGGTGGTGTCACCCCTCCGAGTGGATGGTTAGCGTGTGATGGATCTGCCGTTTCCCGTACGACATACGCAAACCTTTTCGCTATTTTAATTAGGTCGCTTGGGACGTTTACAGTGACGATAGCGGCTCCCGGTGTTGCGACGCTCGCCGCTCACGGCATGGCTACTGGGGATTCGGTGTATCTGACAACAACGGGGGCGCTTCCTACCGGACTTGCGGCTAACACCCGTTATTGGATCACAAAAATCGACGCTAATACGTTCAAGTTCGCCACATCTCTTGCAAACGCGCTTGTTTCAACGAATATCACAACCTCAGGGTCTCAATCTGGTACGCACACGCTGCGTCTTTGTCCGTTCGGACTTGGCGATGGATCAACAACCTTCAACCTTCCAGCAATGGCGGGCGTCACGGTGGTCGGAAAAGATCAGTCTCAAGCCGAGTTTGCTGGCTTAGGCCAAACGGGTGGTGCAAAAACGCATACACTTACAACACCAGAAATTCCTGCTCACACGCACAGCATTCCCGGTGCATCAGGAACGTCCGGCGGATTTCCGCCGGCAACCGCGCAGGACGCGAGTGGGTTTACGTCTGGTTCGACGGGTGGCGGTGGTGCGCATAACAACTTGCAGCCGTATATCACGCTTCATTACATTGTAAAAACGTAGCCTATGGCCGCCGCCCGCTTCTTTGCCAAGGTTTACGACAACTCAGGCGCAGTCTTTAAGCGGGTTTTAGGCGCCGATATTCAGCTCTCCGTACCGAATATCGTGCGGGAAGTGAACAAACCCGTCTCGGAGATTCAGCTTGAGCTTGCGTTACCTTGGGACAATTTCGGCTATCCGACTGAGATCGCCGAGGGGTTTTTTATTCGTGTGTGGGCGGTTAATGAGGCCAATCCGACGGGTTTGCTTGTCTATCAAGGCACGATTGAGGAAATCATGGGGAGCTTTGCCGTCGGCAAGGATTCCGTATCGCTTCGTCTTCGGCCTATCGACGCCCTCATTTCGGCCTCTCTATGGCGCAAATCAGGCTCCTACACGTTCACTTACTCAAGCGCGGACGTTGATACCGTGTTTTCTGACGCGATTGACGACCTCAATTCGATCTACGGCTCGCACTTCTCAAAGAATCTTGGAAACCCCGGCCTTTCCATTACGCAAGAGTTCACGCGACAAACCCATCTTTCAATCATGCAAGCGGTCGCGGCCAACCTGCCCGATGGCTGGTATTGGCGCGTTAATGCCGATGGGGAAGTCGATTTAGGCCAATTCAATGATTCAACGCCTGACCACACCCTCACGCTTGGGCTTCACGTCGATTCTATCCAAGCAACCAAGTCGATTATCAATACAAAAAACAAAATCCTGCTCGCATGGGGGGCAGGACCTACGGAGTTCACAGCGGAAGACGTGCCGTCACAGGTGCTATACGGGCGCCGCATGAGCGTTATTACCGATTCAGGCATCCAAGACCTCACGACCGCGACCGCGCGCGCGAACGGCGAATTAGCCCGCAAGAAGAACCCATTTACCAAGACCATGCTTGTCGTCAATGCGAATTATCCGATTGAGACGATCAAGCCCGGCCACACCGTCCGAGTCGTAAACAAAACATTGAACACGTCGCAAATGCTGGACGGTATCTACCGAATCCTGCGCGTCGAATACAATGGTTTGCTTGCCACCCTCCACCTTGACGATATCATCAACAATTTCGGGACCGAATTTGGGCGATCAGTGGGAAATTAAAATAACTCGACTTTAGGCGTGTACCCCCTACCCGATATTCCGACGCATAGCGTAAACTACGTCGGGACGATCACTTTACGGTGATTGGGGTTGCTCGCCATGGCACGCCTAAAGTCAGAGCTATGGGATAAGCGTAACACGAAAACAAAAAGGCCGCCCATCACTGGGAGGCTTTTTTGTTCTAACCGCTCGGGCGTTATCTCTCACATGAAAAACGCAAAATATGGGAGAGAGGCGAGCTTTGCAGTGAAGAATGAAGGCCAAATCAATGACCTTTGAGACACGCTTGTATGCGTCGAAAGCCTGAGCCTTGACGGGCATCTCATTCACAAGAATACCATTGAAATAGAATAAACAAAAAAACCGCCCTTCTTGAGTCTTGGGCGGAGTTTCTTATGCGAGCAGCCTCTTGCGAGGACCGGAGCGCACCAGGGTCTTTGCGGCGCGTGCTAGTACCATATTGCACCTCAAACGCTTGGCGTGACACCTCGAGGTCAAGCTAGCATACGAAAAACGAAAACGCCAGCGTGAGCCAGCGTTCCGTTGCCTGCGTGACTTTTTTCTTGGGGATTAGGCCAAGCCTGCCCATTGTCTGGAACAAGAATCACGTTAAAGGGTCATCACATTGTGCGGGAAGCGGAAACGACTGGCAATCGGGCGTCAAGCGTTCCATGTCCAAATGGATGCGGGTCAGGCGTATGCTTTGAGCAATACGCCTTAACCTCCGTCGGTGTTTCAATGATCGTCCAACTCGTCATCATGCCGCAAATTGTGCAGGTGTGCATATTCAAACTGTTACCGTGACATTAGTACCAAACTTTTTATTCATGCGCTTAGCTTCTTTATCCATCGCCCAAAGGCGTTGAAGGAGTTTCAAGCGATCTTCTGCCTCGACGGCCTGAAACGACTCATAACCGCATTGTTTCGAGCAAATCGCTTTAACCGAGCGACCAACCAAGACATAAAGCTCATCGCCCAACACACACCAAGGACACTGACCATGACGCACCGAAGGAACATTTTGCATAAAAGAATGTTTAACCCGACAGAGACGGAGCGGGGAAAAACTTGTCTCTGTATTATGGGTTAATAAAGATTGATTTAGACAATCCTAAAAGATAGGAGACTGGTATTTAGGATACCGTTTTGTGGCTTAGATTGTGAATGTGCCACGTCTCGAGAACGTGCCGACTTGCTCATGGCCGGAATGATTGAGCGCTCACGCGGGAGGGAATCACCAAAGCCGCGCTATTTAACCCGCATAGAGCCTCGGGTCCTGCCGAGGTCATCACGAGTGCCATTATCTGCCACCGTTTAGCTTTCTGTCCGCCGTGGCAGCCGTATATGGTTCCGGCTTGTCTGCGGACTCATGCCCAACGCAAAAACCCGCCGATTAAAGCGGGTTCGTGCGTGAAGGGTTGTTTTGCTCAAAGCAGAAAAGCTCTGACAACATCAGAGTATCAAAGATCGCTGCTGAGAACAAGCCCTTCATAGGCATGAAACCATGATACACAAGCGGCAAACTCCTGTCATCTATGCGCTTTTCACAGGTGGATAACTAGGCTAAATCTAGCCTTTTTTGCGTAGTTTTCGCATTATCTTATTACTTGACAGCTTACCGCTAAGCTGCTATTATGTATGTATGATCGAATTAACGATCAAAACCACAAACAAAACCAATATGAACATTTATCGCGGTTATAAGGGGCGTTTCATTTCGCCCGTCGCAGAACTCAAAGGAACGGTTATCGCTTGTTTAATCGTTATTTTAATCGCTTTGGGGGCTTATCACATACAGATCGCCCGCGCTTCAATTCAAGAGTTATCCACAGAAAGCGGACAAACTGGGGATATCCCTATCGTTTTCGTCACGAAAGACGGCAAACCATGCGACCGCGACGGCAATGCTTGGACGTGTTTCACGACCCAAGCACAATCGCCCGCCAAATCTGTGACAGTTTCCGCGCCGAAAAGTGTCACACCGAAAGGGGGCAAGAAGTTGACCGCGGCTCAATCGACCGTTGCCGCCAAAATCCTTGCGATTGCCGAGGCCGAAGATTTTGACCGTTTATCGTATTTGCTCGCCCTCGCTGATTGTGAAAGTTCATTTGACCCTAAACGCTCGAATACGAACGGCAACAATCCGACTTGGAGCAAAGACCGCGGCTTGTTCATGTACAACAATCATTGGCAAAAGGACGTATCCGATAAATGCGCCTACGATTTGGAGTGCGCGACCAAAGAAGCGATCAAGGACATTAAGGCCGGTCATCAAGGCCAGTGGGTTTGCGACGGCATTATCAAGGGCGAGAATCGCATCGGTTGGTATACGCCTTTCGTGCAAGCGTATTTGTCGAAATAAGCTTATCCACCCAATCAGTTGACAGCTTATCGGTAAGCTGCTAATCTATAAACATGAAGGTTCGAGCAGAGCCTTCCAGAGCGAGGGGATGGAATCGACGGTTTCGACTGTCTCCCTCCTCCCCTCGCTTCACTCACATAAAACGCAATTATGAACGCATACGAAGAACGTCAAGAAGCCAAACGGGAACGTCTACGCGCCCGCGCGGGAAGGAAAGCGGAACAATCAGAGGCTTTGATCGAGCGCGCTCATTCCGAGCTTGGTCAAGTGCCTTTCGGTCAACCGATCTTAGTTGGTCATCACAGCGAGCGACCCATGCGAAACATGATCGCACGCAATCATAACCGCCTTGATCGAGGCTTTAAGGGAATGGACGAAGCCCGGGATCTTGAGCGTCGCGCTGACGCCGTTGGTACGGGTGGCGTGTCGCAGGACGACCCTGACGCTATCGCTAAACTCAAGGTCAAACTCGCAGGGTTTGAGGCAGAAAAAGCACGCTGGCAGGCCATCATTAAAGCCATGCGAGCAAGTATCAAGCAGCCGGGCGCGCTCGACGCGCTCAATCTCACAGAGAGCGAATTACGCACTATCGAGCTTTGCCCTTGGTATGCTCAAAGACTCTCGCCTAACTTCAATGCCAACATTCGCCGCGTTCAAAAGCGCATTGCCGAATTGGAAGCAAAGGCGCAAGACGTAGGACGGCCTGACAGAGTGGAATCATGGGGCAAGCTGACGGAAAACAAAGAGATCAATCGTTTGCAGTTCCTTTTTCCAGGCAAACCAAGCGATACGATCATCGCCATGCTTAAAGCGTCGGGGTTCCGTTGGTCGCCAAGTGAAAAAGCATGGCAATCGTTTCTAAACAATCGAAGCCGCTACAAAGCGGACGCAATCATCAAACATCTATGAGTAACGAAAAGAGCGCAGCAGCACAGGAATTAGGGAAGGCAGGCGGTGACGCCCGCGCCCGAAAGACAAATAAGAAACAACGCCAAGAGATCGCCAAGGCGGGGGGCAATGCCCTCGCCTCTAAGTTCAAGACGCCCGAGGAAAAAAGCGCCTACTATCGAAGGATTCAAAAAAAGGGCGTGAAGGCACGCAAGGCGAAAATGGCCTCTGAGAATCAGGTGGATAACCAAGATTTGACAGCTTAGCGTCAACCTGATAACATTTAGATATTAAGTCATTAACGATCAATCACACTATGGTCGAAGAACATGAGCGATTGCAGTGTTGCCGCTGCCATCGCTTCCACACTGACGATGCCGAAGTCGAGGCTATTCTCGATTGGGGCTATTGTTCAGGGTGCGACAAGCTCGATCTTATTCCTTTAGAAAACGCATATGGAAACGCCTAACACACAAGAGAACCAAATCCAAAAGCTCGAAAACATGCCAGCGCCGAGCGCCGAATACATTGCCGCGGCTGAGTCTCGATCGCTCAACTTCCTTAATCCGAAGCTCTGGCAGGCCATGACGGTCGTTGCTCAAGAGTTTTATCGCGGTGGTGCATTGCCGACGTCCGTAAAGAACCCTCAGCAGCTCCTCATGGTATTACAAGCTGGCTACGAGGCCGGAATGCAGCCAATCGAAGCGATCAACTCCTACTATTTCGTTAATGGAAAGCTCGCCATGTACGGCGAAATGGCAATCGCACTTGTCTCCAAGCAAGGCCACAAAGTCGAGTTTATCGACTGCGATTCAACCAAGGCAACTTGCAAGATTACGCGCAAGGATGATGAACGTTCTCTTTCTTCCACTTTTACGATGGCTGACGCGAACGCTCGCGGATTGTCTGCCAAAGAAGTTTGGAAAAAGTTTCCCGAGAATATGCTCAAGTTTAAGGCGTTCCACATGACGGCCAAGTTTATCGTCCCTGATGCTTTCCATGGTGTGCCGCTCAAGGAGGAGCTGGAAGACATGCAACCGATCAAGGCCGAGACCATTCCTGACGATGAGCAAACCATCGAATACGAAGCGGCGACACGTCCACGCAAGTCACTCGATCAAGCTCTCGCGGAA